TGCTATCGCGTACTAGCCTAAGTTTCGCCGCGATGGGGCTGGGGCTTCGGCCCCAGCTTCACCACCCCGCCCAATCGTAGATGCTCCGCGACCGCCGTTTTGCTCAAACATGCAACCTGTCTTGAAAGAGCTAGTCACCCTGTTGGGCGTCTCAGACGCCCTCCATCTTGTGCGCCGTTGGGGCGGCTGCAATCTCTATGTCCCAGTGATCGCAGATCCTACCGAGCCGCTCGCGCTGGTGATGGGGCTGGAAGCTGCAAAGCGGCTTGTGGAACGCTACGCCGGGCAGACCCTCTCGCTACCGCTGGAACGCAACGCGCTGCTCGATTTCCGTGACGCCGCAATGCGCAGAGAGGCCGCCTCGGGGGCAAGCCTGCGATCGATCGCGCAACGCTACGGCCTGAACCGCCGCACCGTGCGAAAGCGCCTCGCCCGCCCCGCGGCGGGCGTGGAGGGTGGGGCATAGTCCCATGGTGCTTTTGGCTGCGACGCGGCGCCACAATCGCGCGCCATGAACTTCGAACAAGCCATCAACATCGTCCTCGCCCACGAAGGCGGGTTTTCCGACAATTCGGCCGATCCTGGAAACTGGACGGGTGGCAAGCCCGGCGTGGGGCGGCTGCTGGGCACCCGGTACGGCATCAGCGCCGCCGCTTACCCGGACGTTGACATCCCGCGACTGACCATCGACCAGGCTGCCGCGCTGTACCGCCGCGACTACTGGGACCGGCTGCGCCTCGATGAGATACCAGCGGCGCTGCGGTTGCATGTGTTCGATGCGGCCGTGAACTCAGGCACCGCAGCGGCGGCCCGCTGGCTGCAATTGGCCGTTGGCGCAAATCCCGACGGCATCATCGGCCCCGCCACCCTAGCCGCGGCACAGGCGGCCGATCCGGCGCGGGCCGTGTGCAGGATGGTGGGCGCGCGGCTGCTGCTGCTGGCCGGTAACGCGAACTTCGCAACCTTCGGGCGCGGCTGGGTGCGGCGCGTGGCCGCTAACCTTCAAGGGAGCTAGGCACAGAGATGGGCGCGGACTTTGACTGGCGGGCCGCCGTGCGGGGCGTGGCCCCGGTGCTGGGCACCGCCTTGGGTGGGCCGCTGGCGGGCGCAGCGGTTGCCGCTCTCTCAAACGCCATCCTGGGCGGAAGCTCCGGCGATGCGGCAAAGGACGAAGAGCGCCTCGCGGGCGTGATCGCGCAGCGCGGCATGGACCCGCAAACCGTGCAGCAGGTGCTGGCAGCGGAAAACGCCCTGCGGGTGCAACTGCGCGAACTCCAGGTGGAGGAAACCCGCATCGCGGCCGAGACCGAGCGGGCCTACATCGCGGACACCCAGCAGGCGCGCGAGGCGCACGCGCAATCGGCGGGCGTGATGCGACTGGGCTACGCCATCAACGCGCTGTCCTATCTCCTCATCGGCCTCGTGCTGATCGGCTGCTACCGAGTGCTTGCCGGCGACGCCTCCACTATCACGCCAGAGCTTGCCATGGCGGTCGGAACGGTGGCCGGATCGGTGGTCCAGTGGGTGATGGGCAACGCGGCGCAGGCCAACGGCTTCTTCTTCGGATCGAGCCCGACCTCGCGCGCCAACGCCTCGAAGATGGCCGATGCCATCGCCAACGCGGCAAAGCGACCATGATGCGCAGCCATCCCTCGCGCCGATCAACAGACCACTGCCTTAATCACATCCTCGAATCGCCAGGACTAAAAGCCATCGCTCACTTGGTGACCGTCGTTGCAATCCCGCTGTTTTCGTGGGGTGGGTCTCAGGTGCTCGGCGAGCTGCGCAACATCAACGGCCACCTTTCGCGGCTGGCACTCAGTCAAGCTACCGCAGAGGTGCGCATCGCCAACACCGAGCGTGAGGTGGAAAAGCTGCACCACCGGCTGGATCGTCTCGATGGCACCCGCCAGAAGTAAGCCCACAACGACGAAGACCAAAGCCCGTCCCTCGCGCGGCGGCGCAAAGACCAACGCCATGACCATTGCGGCCAAGATGCGCGCCGCTAAAGCGCTGGAACTGCGCAAAGAAGGCGAGACCTTCGAGGCCATCGCGCAGAAAGCTGGCTACAAGACCAAGCAGGCCGCCTGGGACGCGGTGCGACGCGCGCTTGCCGAGGTGATCCGCGAGCCCGCCGAGGAATTGATCCGCCTTGACCTGGAGCGCCTTGACGCTATGTGGGGCGTCAACTACCTGAACGCCCAAGGCGGCGATCCGGTGGCCCTGCAAGCCTGCCTCAAGATCATGGAGCGCCGTGCGAGGCTGCTGGGCCTCGATGCCCCGCAGAAAATGGCCGCCACCACCCCGGAGGGCGAACAGGCCAACGCGGCGCCCGTGTTGATCGCGCTGCCGCCCGCGCTGTCGGTGGAAGAGTGGCAGCAAACCTTCGCGCGGCCCGGGAGCTGATCGACGCCGGGGCGCGCGTTGCATTCTGCCCGCAGCCCGGCCCGCAGACCGCCGCGCTTGCCTGCCCCGTGGCCGATCTGCTGTTCGGCGGGGCGCGCGGCGGCGGTAAGACCCACTTCCTGCTCGGTGACTGGCTCAAGCACCAGGCCCTCTACGGCGCAGCGGCGAAGGGTATCCTGCTGCGACGCACCTACGCCGAACTCGACGAAGTTCAGGCCCAGGCGCAAGAGATGTTTCCCGCCGCCGGCGCCGTGTACCGCGCGGGGCGCCAGGAGTGGCAATTCCCCTCCGGCGCGCGGCTCAAGCTGCGCTATCTGGGCCGCGATGCCGACGCGCAGCACTACCAGGGCCACTCATACACCTGGATCGCCGTCGATGAGGCCGGCAACTTCGCCAGCCCGGACCCCATCGACAAGCTGCGCGCGACCCTGCGCAGCAAGACCGGCGTGCCCGCCATGCTGCGCCTCACCGCCAACCCCGGCGGCCCCGGCCACGGCTGGCTCAAGAAGCGATACGTCGATCCGGCGCCGCCCATGGTGCCCCACTTCGACCCGCTCACGGGCACGCAACGGGTGTTCATCCCCTCGCTGCTGACAGACAACGCCCTGCTGATGCGCAACGATCCGACCTACGCGCAGCGCATCCGCGCCTCCGGCCCCGCGTGGCTGGTGGCCGCCTGGCTCAACGGCGACTGGAACGCAAGCCCCGACGGGGGCATCGTGCTGTCGCAGTGGTTTCGCCGCTACCTGCGCGTGCCGCCCGAGGCGCATATGGTGGTCCACTCGTGGGACACGGCGCAGAAGTCAGCGCAGATCAACGACCCATCCTGCCTCACGAGCTGGCGCGTGGGCCACGGGGCGCCCGGGGCGTACTTGGCCGAGGTGTTCACGAAGCGCCTGGAATACCCGGCGCTTCGCAAGGCGGTGATGGACTGGGCCGCACGGGATCGCCCCAATGCCATCCTGATCGAAGACAAGGCGAGCGGCACGAGCCTGATTCAAGACCTGCGCGGCTCAACGACGCTGCCCATCATCCCCGTCGAACCGGAAGGCGACAAGGCCACCCGCATGTTCGGCGAGACCGGCGCTTTCGAGGCGGGCCGGGTGTTTTTCCCGGAGAGCGCGCCGTGGCTGCTGGACTACGAGCTTGAATTGACCATCTTCCCCCTGGCGCCCCACGATGATCAGGTGGATTCCACGTCGCAGTTCCTGCGATGGTGGCGCCTGTCCACCGGCCGCATCGATTCCGCCAGCACCGGCGGGCGCGTGACGGCCACGGCGACTACAGCCAGCGCGGCACTGCGGGATAATGAGGGCTACGGCGCTGTGGGCCGCACCCGACTGGAGCACTGAACATGGCACAAGACCCGATTGCGAAGCCGCTCATGGGCGAGCTCTCCAAGCCCGAGCAACTGGTGGGCGCCTACGCGCGCTCCACGGCGCGCATGAGCCCGTACCTCGATGCCCTGTCCCCCACGGACACGATCCTGCAAAGCAAGGGCGGCATCGACCAGACCAACGCCCTGTACCGCGAGCTGCTGCGCGATGACCAGGTGGCGTCCTGCTTTCAGCAGCGGCGCATGGCCGTGACCAGCAAGGCCACGGTGGTGGAGCCGGGCGCGAACGACGCGCTTTCCACCCGCGCCGCCGATGCGCTGCGCGAGCAACTGGAGCGGCTCGCCTGGGATGACATTACCGACAAGATGCTCTACGCGAGCTTCTACGGCTGGGCCGTGGCCGAAGTGATCTGGCGCCCGTCGGGCTCGATGGTGGAGATCGAGGCAATCATCGCGCGGGACCGCTCGCGGTTTCGGTTCGGGTGGTCCGGGGCGCTGTATCTGCAAACCACGGCCGGCCTCGTGGAGATGCCGCCCCGCAAGTTCTGGACCCTGCGCGCGGGCGGCGACACGGGCGACAACCCCTACGGCCTGGGGCTGGCCCACGCGCTCTACTGGCCTTGCTGGTTCAAGCGCAACGGCACGCAGTTCTGGATGACCTTCCTCGAACGCTTCGCGCAGCCTACAGCCGTGGCCATGCTGCCGCCGGGCATGATCGAGAGCCCGGAGCAGCGCGGCAAGGCCCTGGAGATGCTGCGCCAGATCGCCAGCGATGCGGGCGTGGTGTGCCCGGACAACGTGGCCGTGGAACTGCTGGAAGCCTCGCGCAGCGGCACCGCCGAATATGGCGCGCTGCAATCGGCCATGGACAGCGCCATCGCCAAGGTGATCCTCTCGCAGACCATGACCACGGACAACGGATCAAGCCTGTCCCAGGCGCGCGTGCATATGGGCGTGCGCGATGAGGTGGTCAAGGCGGACGCGGACCTGCTCAACGAGGCTTTCGCGGACCAGGTGGCCGCGTGGTGGACCGCCTTCAACTTTCCCGGCGCCGCCGTGCCCAAGGTGCGCCGCGACATCGCGCCGCCCGAAGACCTGAACGCCCGCGCGGATCGCGACGCCAAGGTGTTCTCCATGGGCTTCGCCCCCACGGAGGATTACATCGCCACCACCTACGGCGAGGGCTG